ATGGAACAATTTCCTGCCCTGAATACTGAATGCTTTGATCAACGCATCGCTGAACGCCTGCATCTGCAGGAGCCGCCACGGATTCTGATCCTGTATGGTTCAGTAAGAGAGCGTTCCTACAGCGCTTTGCCGCGGAGGAAGTGGGTCGCCTGCTGACGGCGATGGGCGCGGAGGTGAAACTCTTTAACCCCTCAGGTTTACCCCTGCCGGATGATGCTCCGGACACGCATCCCAAAGTCACCGAGCTGCGCGGTCTGGTCAGATGGTGTGACGGGATGGTGTGGAGTTCTCCGGAACGGCACGGTGCTATGAGCGCAGTTATGAAGGCGCAGATTGACTGGATACCCTTAAGTGAAGGCGCGGTTCGTCCTTCGCAGGGCAAAACACTTGCGGTAATGCAGGTCTGCGGCGGTTCACAGTCCTTCAATGCCGTGAACCAGATGCGTATTCTGGGTCGCTGGATGCGGATGTTTACGATCCCCAACCAGTCCTCTGTAGCCAAGGCATGGCAAGAGTTCGACGAAAACGGACGAATGAAACCTTCGTCATGGTATGACCGCATCGTCGATGTAGCCGAGGAGCTGTTTAAAATCACGCTGCTGCTTAAGGGACAAACCGGTTATCTTGCAGATCGTTACAGCGAGCGAAAAGAGAGCCATCAGGAGCTTTCATCCCGTGTAAATCAGGACAAAATATAACGTATGTTCTTCGTGAATCCATACTGCATAAGCTTAACAACGTCTGCTATTGGCACATAGCTGCCATTCAGATGGTTGCGCACCGTCATGGGGTGTCGGGGGTCGGAGGTTCAAATCCTCTCGTGCCGACCAAAACCCCTTAGAAAAACCAACCTCTTACGGTTGGTTTTTTATGTCTAAAATTTACAGGGGGTGAAACTGGGGAGTTATGGGGGAATTACCCCGACATAAGCTCTTCCGGAACAGCCATTCGCATATCCTCTTCTATACTTTCAGTCTGACCGACTGGAGGTTTCATATGTGTGGACGCTTTGCACAATCACAGACCCGCGAAGAATACTTGGCTTATCTGGCCGATAAAGCCGATCGTAACATCGCATACGATCCAGAGCCTATTGGTCGGTACAACGTGGCGCCCGGTACCAAAGTTCTGCTACTCAGTGAACGTGACGAGCAACTGCTCCTCGATCCGGTGTTTTGGGGTTACGCTCCCGGGTGGTGGGATAAGCCACCGCTGATTAATGCACGCGTCGAGACAGCGCCCTCCAGCAGAATGTTTAAACCACTATGGCAGCATGGCCGGGCTATCTGTTTTGCCGATGGATGGTTCGAGTGGAAGAAGGAAGGCGACAAAAAACAGCCGTATTTCATTCACAGAAAGGACGGGAAGCCGATATTCATGGCTGCCATTGGCAGTACACCGTTTGAGCGCGGCGATGACGCAGAGGGATTCCTGATTGTTACCTCCGCAGCTGATAAAGGTCTGGTAGACATTCACGACCGTCGTCCTCTCGTTCTGTCACCTAGCGCCGCGCGAGAATGGATGCGCCAGGGCATAAGCGGGAAGGAGGTAGAGGAGATAATTACTGATGGTGCCGTGCCGACAGATAAATTTACCTGGCACGCCGTGAAGCGCGCCGTTGGCAATGTGAAAAATCAAGGGGAAGAGCTGATCAAACCCGTTACCTGACTATTGGCAGATCGGAAAATCTGGTCGTATACCGAGGCGAAAGCATTTCTCGCTTCATAGCTCACTGCTGCGGTATCCCCTGCCCGGCGATTTTCTGGCTGTATTGTCATATGCGCATATTTAAGCCAGTTTAGAGGCCGGGAATTTTCTGTACAGCGTCGACAGCCCCACATCATAAATAATCGCTACCTGCTGTCGCGGTACTCCTGCCCGAGCTGTGCCCATAGCTCCAGGGTGAGTTTTGGACGTCTGCCACCAATACGCCCCTGCTCCCTTGCCGCTGCCAGCCCGGCGCGGGTACGCTCAACGATCAGCTCACGCTCCATTTCAATGCCAGAACAGCAAGGCTCCTCCTGAGCGAAAAGGACATTTTTTGAAAGTTTCTGGAAAATAAAAATAGTACTATTTGAGCATTAATTGAATCAGCCGATTTTTTCTAATTCATCAATCAGATGGACATAGCATTTGCTATAAAAAATAAAAGTATTCCTGCTATCTATATACAAATGAGTTATGTACATATAAAAGGATCATTACCGTGACAAAAATAACTTTATTCCCCCAGAATTTTAGAATCCAAAAACAGGAAACCACACCACTAAAAGAAAAATCAACTGAGAAAAATTCTTTAGCAAAAAGTATTCTCGCAGTAAAAAATCACTTCATCAAATTAAGTTCAAAATTATCGGAACGTTTTATTTCGCATAAGAACACTGAATCTTCTGCAACACACTTTCACCGAGGAAGCGCATCTGAGGGCCGGGCAGTGTTGACAAATAAAGTCGTTAAAGATTTTATGCTTCAAACGCTCCATGATATGGATATTAGAGGTAGCGCGAGTAAAGACCCCTCATACGCCAGCCAGACCCGTGAAGCTATACTATCGGCAGTTTACAGCAAGAATAAAGATCAGTTTTGTAAATTGCTCATCAGCAAAGGGATCAACACAGCGACTTTTCTTAAGGAAATTGGCGAGGCCGCGCAAAACGCAGGTCTGCCTGGAGCAACCAAGAATGGCGTTTTTACTCCAAGCGGCGCAGGGGCCAATCCTTTTATAACTCCGTTGATTTCATCAGCAAACAGTAAGTATCCACGTATGTTTATCAATCAACATCAGCAGGCATCCTTTAAAATCTATGCGGAGAAGATCATTATGACAGAAGTTGCACCACTGTTTAATGAATGTGCTATGTCGACTCCACAGCAATTCCAACTGATACTAGAAAACATTGCTAATAAATATATACAAAACACTCCCTGAACACAGAAAAACAAAAAAATATGCGGAGCCTCTTCCTGATTAATATGAACCAATAGTATCCATAATTTTCCCCAGGAACTAACTCCGGAGCTAAACCGTCATTTACCAGTGCTAAAATTATACACTCAACCATCAAAAAAATAGCCATTACTGCTATATAATATATAGCAACAGTCTCTACTACATAGCTATATTTTTTATCAGACTGGCTGTTCCGGCCAGTCAGGATTTAAGGTATCCACCCGACTGACCAGAACGCTGTAGAGCTCCCAGACCTCCAGTCGTTGCCGTTCCTCATCGGTTGCGATACCCATCTTTACTGCGCGCGACAGTGGCTTAATAACGGCTTCGGCTTCTTCGAGTAACTTCTGTTTTTTCGCTTCTGCCTGCTGGCGTAGTTCCTCCGGCGAATAAACACGTTTACTCACCTGCTCACCATTAAATATCCAGCGTCCTGATACATCCGCCCGGCGATTAGCTGTGATATCAGGTAACTCAATAACGCTGCACCCTTCAGGATTTATTGCCGAAACATCTTTGTTAATATCCACAATAATATTATTTTTATCGTAGGCAATTTTTAATGAGTCGGCAGAAAATTTCTTCTGTTCCTCATACCAGTTTTTACCATCTTCATCAAACAACCACACCACACCAAATTTTTTAGTGAGTTGATACTGTTCAGGCGTTTTTGGATTACCGGCTACGATATTTTTCAGATGCATCATAATTAAATACTCACCACGTTATACCACTGGTTGCCAATTAATTTCTGTATTGGGCGTCTGTGTGCTCCATCAACCAGTTCATCACTATTGCCATTAATGATACCGGTTATTACGTAACCAGACGTGTCACTGAACCCCGGACCGTTCCATACCTGTCCATATTGCAGGCTACCCAGCCTGATATCCTGCACGAAACGGCTGTCAAAATTACCGTAGTCTGTTGGCGTTAATCGTCCGGTAACATTGATGGATTTTTTACTCTCCAGTGTGTCGTTCTGAAAGCGGAATACCTGAACACCATTAGCATAAATATCCAGTAGGCCATCGCCGTTCTGTTTAAAACCAGTGTCATTATCACCAAGAACGATCGAATTGCCGCCCAGCGCATTATCAGTACCAATGCTTAGCGGACCGTTAAGACGCCCCCCGGCAATCGGCAATGCACCGACATCACCTGCGGATGGTTTTCGTGTTGTGGTATAAAATTCAGTCCAGTCAAGTTCAAAGCCAAAATCGTCGCGTGCCGAACGGTAGGAAATACCGCCGTTCTTGTAATGCACACAAAACTGCACTGCCGGACAACTACCGATATTCATATTAAAATGCAAAATCAGCTTGGATGCACCTCCAGTAGGAACGTTGTAAACCCCGCTTTTCCAGTTCCAGCCGACTGATTTGTCATTTTCCAGTGTGTAGTCTCCCGTCATCCCCAGCGCGAATGCATTCACATCAGCAGCTGACAAAGTGATATCACTGGTCAGTGGTTTACTGTTAACCCGCCGTGTCGCCGGGACGGCATTTTTTGCCAGATTTATCGTTTCGCCTAAACCAAGGTATTGGAGAAGCGCGGGAACATCCTTTCCACTCAGATTCGTCAATGTACCATCAAGGGGCTGCTTACCCGCTAATGCATTGGTCATTGTGGTTGCAAAGTTAGGGTCATCACCTAACGCTGCAGCCAGCTCATTAAGAGTATCCAGCGCCCCTGGAGATGAGTCGACAAGAGCTGCAATAGCCGATCTGACAAATGCCGTTGTTGCAAGTTGGGTGTCATTAGAACTCTGATCAGCAGTTGGAGCTGTAGGTTTCCCTGTGAAATTAGGGCTGGCCAGCTTAGCGTAAGCAAGCAGAACCTGTTTTATAAACGCGGTAGTCGCTATCTTTTGTGAATTATCAGATTCAGCGGTCGTTGGCGCTGTAGGCGTTCCTGTAAGGTTTGGGCTATCTAAATTTGCTTTCTTATCCAGCTCACCTTTCAGGCGCTTCGCCGAGACAGCAATAGCAGGGTCCAGACCTTCCTCAACCTCTTCAGCGGTCGCAAATCGGGAAACCCCAACAACGCTTTCTGATGCCGGAGGGTTAATAAATACAACATCCCCAAATGTGATATTTGCTGTATCCAGCGACTTAAACGTAATATCACTGGAAATCAACATAACGGTTGCTGATGATTTATTAATTATCGGCATTCGTCTGGAGTAAACGGCAAAGAGTATATTTTTATCCGTATACAATCCAACTGTGTGCACAACATACTCATCAGGAGAGTCATCTTTAGCTGATACATGAATTGTATCAGGTGATATCACCGCCCCACCGATACTAGTTATTCGTTTAATTTCATCATGAATATCAGTTTGTTCGGGTGAGGTAATATAATAACTGGAACCTATTCCAACTGATTTTATTTCAACCTTCTCGGTCCCGGTATTCGAGGAATTAATAATTGCCTGACGCCCGGCGTCAGTTATTGTGAATATTAATTTATCCATTTTAGTCCGTCACTAAATAATTTTAGAAAAGATAAATATATAAGAAGGTAATTATTACCCCTCTCCGGTCAACCGAACATACGATACAGATTGAAGACCACCAGCAATACTAATACCGCCTGAAATATTAGCCGCCTGTGAGAATGAATATAATGTTCTGGCTGACTTAGCGTATTTTATGCTCCTTATTACATCATCAAGCATCTCCTTCGAAGGTACAGCACCATCAAAGGAGTTAATTGAAGCAACAATAGAAGCCGTGTATGGTTCTCCACGAGGCGACTGTTCGAACCACTCCTTGATATCAACGACACCGCCAAGACTGCTGACAACGTCTTCAACGGCCGCTCTGGTCCCTTTTATGCGCTTAGTCCTGATAATGGATTTAAAAACTGAGCGTTTTAGAGAAACAGGCCAGTTATCCCGCCACGTGTCAGAGTTCCACTGCCATGCAAGATGGTCGAGAACCGCAGATTCAAGACCATCAATTAGCCCATATATAGTGGTTTTAGGGATTAAATTATTAATTGCATGTAGTTCGTCATCGATAGCTTTTGACATAGCTATCACATCAGGGTTTTGAGCTAAATTCTGAGGTAATACATCCAGCAAACTAATGTCTGAGATATCAACCATCTTCTAACCCTTCATATGTACATTCTATATTTCTTTCTCTTGCCGCCTGAATTTCACTAATTACAGTAAATACCGGACTGGTTATTTCAAGGCGTTTAGCCCCTGCATTTTTAAATCTCGATATTATTTCATCAGGGTTAATATCTCGCCCCATAACAGAACGCTGCCACAACTTATATTCTTCAAGTGCCTTATTGACTTCACTTTGAATTAAAGTAGCCCTGCTTTTATCATCTGTACTTATCCAGTATTTTATCGAAATATCATAATCAACCTTGTCTGGCTTTTTGGGTATCACATGATCAGTAAACGGTCTGATGTTAGTGGCGGAAAGAACATTACCTATCTGCTCCAGAAGCTCATCAGATGGAATGTCACCGTTCTTAAGCAGACAACGAATCTCAACAGTTCCGGCCGCAGGCGTATAAACATTCACATCTTTGATGTTCTGGTTAGCGGTTCTTGTCCAGTATTTATAGGAATCCTCGGGCCCTGCCGTCGAAAGTTTTTCCGGTGACAGCTGAATGCGCTCAGCATAGTTATCATCATCCTCTTGATCAGCTCCAGAATTCGATTCCGTCAGATTACTGACGCTGGCCACATAGGGGAGAGGCGTTATCAGTGCATTAATCTGGCCGGGTAAAAAACCATTACCTGAAACACCAGGCACCAGAGCATGTCCTGAGACTGTCCCACTCAGTGAACCAGGCGGGATTTCTGTTAAAACATCAGTCTGAAAAATAACATTATTCCCGGTCGTAATCTGTGTACCTGCCGGGATGGTATAAGCTCCCGTCAATACTGTTGATAGCCTGAATTCAAACGTAGTGAGGGCCGACTGAGCCTCAAGCCTTGGAGTATCTGTCATATAACCAAGATGATCGAGACTACTTTCTGTAGCATATGACAGCAGGTTTTGCTTTGCTGAATAATCAATAGCCTTGCGCTGCTGAACAATCACTGAGCACAGCGACTGAATAAAAAGGCGCCGCGGATCTGCTGGCGCCAGTGTTTCACCTGTGATTGCCTCGAATCCTCTTATAGCCCGGGTAACGATTTGTGAAGGATCAGAGTCCGCAAAGGTAATATCAGGCAACCCACCTCGAGGTAAATTCAACTTTTGACTCCTATAACCAGTTTCGGCCGTATAACGCCATCTGAAGCATTCGCCTTGTCAAAACTGACTGAATGGATAATCGCGCGAGGTTCAAACTCACTGACTTTCTGAATAATCTCTCGCGTGGCCATAGCAATAAAAACAGGTGTCTGGCTATCCACCAGACCGGACGTGACCCCCAGTTTTCGTGAATAGGGGACCGTACCAGTCTGAGTGGCCAGAATTGTCGAGACATTCTGCAGAACTTCTTCAACAACAGTTTGTGGCGCCCAGTTAATACGATACGAAGACGCTGATACTGGCCAGGTGTCTTTGCTCATAATAATTTTCCTAATGCACCTTTAGTTTTAGATTCAACATCCCCCGCAATATCTACCAACGCTTCGGCGAGCGAGGCCTGACCCGACTCCAGTAGTTTGATACCCACATTAATCACCCGGGGGTTTCCTGTCGGGCCCAGATACGTCCAGCCTTCATCAATGTCAGAAATCACAAAATTTCCGAAATACTGGATACCAATGACAACCGGGTTAACCTCCTGTGCATTATGCATAAATCGCAGTAATGACAACGCAGCCAGCGGCACTACACCAAGCGTTGTATCAAGGCGCATGGTAAAACTCACTTCATCGAGATCCGGCCCAATATCTTCCAGAACCGGTTTGAGGCCGATAACTTCATGTCGGGCCAGGCGGCGTTTTGATGTACGTTTAAAATTGGCGAACGTATTCACCACCATTGACGACGCCACAAACGGCATTGATCCATACATGCCAACAATCACGCTTTTGCCTCCGATGTAGGGGCATATTCCCCTTGTGTGTCATGGTGGTGTTTTTTAACGCCAATACCGTCCACCACTACATCTCCACTCGTAACCTTAATCTCACCCTGAATATCCGCAGCAGTTCCACCTTTAGAGCTACCTTTCAGGCCACCAAGATAGGTAAGCAGACCTTTCACTGTGGCATTACCCGTTATGATGGTTTCCGGCGCATCAATCGTGACGGTTCCTGTGGCTTTAACCGTCACATCACCAACAGCATCAACCAGCAATGAATTTGATTCCCTGTCATTCTCAATACGGGTTCCGTTCCTGAATCTGATAACGCGCTTGTTTACGGTGTTTGCAGGAGGGGTATGCGTTTCATCGTAAAAGCTGCCAAGGATAAAACCCTGCTGCGGTCCAACGGGAAAAAACAGGCATAAAACCTGCTCACCAACATCAGGCATCCAGTAATCAGCATTCTCATCCGTATTTTTCACAATGACCTGCAAACTGGCTGAGGTCACATTGTCCTGATCATCAAAAGTGACTCTGGCCGTCACTCCTTTTTCATCAATATCAGACACCACACCAACCCGGATAAGCTGGCGAATCAATGTTTCTAAATCGTTCATTCAGTATCCTTCAATGACTCTACGAATATCTGCCGATGTGGTATACCCACCGTTACTAATGGCATGAGTTGCTTTTGAAACCAGATACTTACCAGAAAATTTACCAAACCCGGCTAAATTGAGCGTGACGCCTGCAATAAGTCGGGTATCACCAGGCAACACCAAAGAACCGGTATTCTGATATCGGTTTTTTAATCTCAACGCCGCTTTCGCTTTACGCTTCGCCTCATCGAGGTTTGCGACCAGTTTTCTGATTTTGAGGTTGGCGCCATCTTCAACAGAAGGATCTTCCCAGGTATACGCCAGTGATTTTCTTTTTTTAGGTACCCGATATTTGCAGGTGCAGCTCTTATACAAATCAGAAGATTGAGCACTGAAGGAATAACGAATAATTTCATCAACACCCAGCGTCAGGGTTGCTATTGGCTCTTTTTCCTCAAACATTTCCTGAGCAAATATCACAAGCTGACTATCCGTAACTTTTAAGGACACGCCTTCATCCTGACAAAGACGATGGAGAAACTTTAAGTCGCTTTCCTCCATCTGGTCTTCACGTTCGTAATATGGATTGCTGCCCTCATCGATAAGAAACATCATCTCAAGGTTGGCCAGCTTCGCTATTGATGTAGCTATATCCCTGAGCGTAGTTTTCTCCCAGGCGTTACTTTTCAAATCACGGCGTACACCAGCGGCTACGGGTACAGATACCGCGCTAACCTCAACAACAGAAGGAGGGCCAGACGATGTGATACCATCAACCTGAAAACTGCCACACTCCAGCGCTATCTGATTGAATGGCTTAAAGACAAGACGAATAAAGTCCCCTTTTTCAGGTGACCAGTCGCCAGACCATTTCCCGTCGTCGTTCTTCAGCGTAATAGCGATGTCATCAACCTGGCCGTCCTCATTATCGGTATACGATATTGAGAGAATGTCAGGCTGCATGTCAGCCGTGATATCCATATTCTGGTAAATCACGTTAAAAAGAGTTTTACGTAACACTGTTTCGCTTCCACGGTGGCAGGTTATTCACGGTTGCCGGCTTTGCAGGTGCATCAGGAACAGTCAGGATGACTCCGGCAGAAAAAAGCACCGTTAAACGGTGCTTTGGGTTGGCATCAACAAGCAGATAAGACAGATATTCATTTCCATATAGTCTGGCGGCAATGCTGTCCCAGGCATCACCCTGTATGGTCCTGTAATTATCCAAAGCTTAACCTCCGACTCTGAAAAAGGTGGGCGCTCATTTTCTTCTCAAAATCTGAGTAACCCGCGTCCAGCGCCCTCTGTACAGCCGCTTTTGTTTCCTTTGGTGAACCAGGGGGAAGATTAATCACTGGTGCGTATGTAATCCCACCAGGCGGTATGACGGCGCCCCCGGAGGCTCCCGAGCGAGATGACAGGCCTCCTGCAACTGATATTCCATGAGGAGAAAAGCGGGTCTGCCCGAACTTACCTGAAATTGCAGTCTGGAGGCTGTTACTCCCGTTAACTCCAGAGGCCAGCGTGGCCATTATTGCGCCACCGGATTTAGTCAGTTGAGAGAATGGCCCGCGCTTTGCGTCAGAAAATGGCAGGTACTCACGAACGGTCGCAAAAATACCCTTCACCTCATCAACCAGAGCACTGGCTTTCGATTTAATACCGGTGATCAGGGTTTCAATAATTTTAGCCCCGGAGTCGCGCCAGTTGATGGTGTTAAGTATGTCAGCCCCCGCTTTGAAGGCCTGTACCAGCCAGCCAACAGGCGTAAAATTCATGAATACAAATTTCAGTCCTTCAAGAGCCTTAACGCCATATTCCCTGATTGTTGGCCACACCTTTACCGCACAGGCCTTGATCTTGTCCCAGTTCTGATAGAGCAAAACCCCGGCCGCAACGAGAGCTGATATAGCCAGCTGTATCCAGCCAAAAGGAGTCATTTTTGTTGCTACAGACAGCGCCAGCATCGCCACACGACAGGCAATAACCGCGGTTCTCATTGTCAGTAACGCCCCGGCCGTCAATACAATCTGCGATACCAGATTGGGGTTATTTGCGACAAACTCACTGACTTTAGTAAGCAATGGCACCAGGACACCAAGCGCCGCGTTTAATGCTGGTTGTAGTGCCTGGCCAAAGCTCAGTGCGGCATTACTGGCCTGAATGCGGAGCTGCTTTAAACGCTCCGCATTATCTTTGGTGATATTCGCAAAATCGCGATCAACAACAGCACCACCAGCACCAAGAGAGGTTTCCTTAATCCGTCGGTATTCTTCCCAGTTCTGGATCATTGGCCGGACAAAGTTCTGCACCTGCATATCACCAAAAAGCTCACCCAGTAATTTCTGATCGCCATTTTTGGTCATTTTGATGACAGACTTCATTGCCGCTTCAAACGGGTTCTGTCCTTTCTTTTGTGCGGAAGTAACGATTTTGTACATATCAACGCCAAAGTTCTTTTGAGCCTTCTTCAGCGTTTCAGGCGAAAGGATTTTCGCCATAAAGTTATTCATGTTGTTGGCGGCTTCATCAGAGGTTGATGCCCCCTTACGGGCTATCTGTAGTGCAGCCCCCATTGTTGCTGCAGCCTCATTCCCTCCCATTTTCAAGGCCTGGAACTGGGCGCCAAGAACAGGAAGATTTTTGGCCATATCCTTAAATTCGAAGTTCCCCTCTTTACCCGCCTGAACCAGAATCCCCATAGCTGTTTTCATTTGAGAGGGATCGATTTTAAGAGCATCGCTGAGTGTAAAGGATGCTTTGGAAACATCGAGTATGTCTGAGCCGGTTGCAGTCGCAGTACGCCCTATTGTCAGAAGGTTAGCCTGAGCTTCTTTGTAATCCTGACCAGCTGCAACCAGGAAGCCCTGAGCCGCCTGAATATCAGACGCAAACTGGTTTGTCGCAGCCCCGGTGACAAGCATCGCCTGGCCCATAGCCTGAACCTCAGCTGGCTTCATATCTGCTGTCAGGCCGATCATTTTGTTCTCACGGTTAAAATTAGCCGTGTTATTGGCCGCAGCAAATACCCCGGCAGCTACAGCTGTAGTCTGTACACCGGATCTGACTAACTGACCTTTGGCTTCTCCGAGCTGTTCCATTTTCAGCTCGCGGCGTTTCTCCAGCGAACGGTTGAGTTCATCCTGAGCCCGTTTTGCATCCAGAATATTAGTCCTGGCCTGAGCCAGTGCTGTTTTATAGCGGATTACCTGCTCTACGCTGCGAGACTGAGCTTCACGATTGCGATCAATGCTGAGTTTCAGCTCTTTTTCACGAGCTGTCAGCCCCTTAGCTGATGTATCAGCCCCACCGTAGGCGTTTTTCAGCGAAGCGAGCTCGTCACGCTGTGAACGTAACGATGTGCGTAAATTTGATGACTGAGTTTTTGCCCTTTCAAACTCCCGGATCATCGCCCGGGTTGGGTTCTCGGTATTACTTATCTGCCGCTGCAGCTCTTCCACGCGAGCGGCCGCTTTATGGTATTCAAGCGCCGTCTGCCCAACCCTGGCTTTCATCGCCTGAAGCTTTTGAACCTCGCCCTGGTCTTTTCTGAGATCGGTTAACTCAGAGTTAAGTTTCGCCACTGCCTGATGAGCAACGTTAAAACTCTTTGGGAGAGAGGCGGCAACTTTGCCGCCTATTTCAAAAGCCAGCTGAAAGTTCTTATTGCTGGCCATTATTTATTATCCTCATTAAACAGCTCAATCCAGGCGATAAGGCGACTCAGCCGAAGCGAGAGCCAGTATGAAATCGGTGTGAATTGTTCTGATTGAGAGAGGGAACGAGCGGCCCTCATGACTTGCTTATCCATTGGGGTGCGTGGATCGAACCCTACGCCAGCAAAAAACTTTGTACCCCCTGGCAGATTTTCACGAAGTCACGCGCTGGCAAGCCGTTAATATACTCAACCGGACGATCCAGACAGCGAGCAGCTAACGCAGCCTGGACTTTATTATCTAATGCAGCTGAAGCAGAAACATGCCCCTGAGCCTGTAATACGTCAGTCACTTCTAAAATATCCGCCCCCTTCAACTCGTCCAGGTTAAGAACTATTTTTGACGTTGGCTCATAATCTTCAAAACGATACTCTTTACTTAATTCAATAATTTCCATCTTATCCCCTTAGAGCCCTAAATCATCACGAACAGTCTGAAGGATATCTTCGCCATTAAAGATGCAGATATAGTTCAACTTATCTATTTCAAGAACTTCCTTTCCGTTAATAAATAATTTGAGATACAGAACCTCAAATTCATTTTCAGTATCAGTCGCTTTTGATACCTGTAACGAACCAAGATCTAATTTCTTAGGATTCAGCTTCATTGAAGCGCGGATTGGTACGGTTTTATATTTACCGGTTCCCGCATCGTAGACCTGCTGACTCCCCCTGAAATCCACCTGATGCGATGAAGAAAGAAACAGGTTTGTACCATCAGCTGTTAATGTTCGCCATTTCAGCGAAACACTCATTGATTTGAAGTGTCCGAGCGTCCCGGTTTCAATTTCACCTGCAATTCCGGCACCTGAAACTGTCTCTGTCATCATTTCAATGGACGGTAATTTAGCATCAGCTATGCCAATAATACGGCTACCTTCACCATAAACGGTGAAGTTAATTAAACGTTCTGGAATTTGATTACTCAAAACAACCCCCTGTTAATTAGCTGAGCCAAACAGATTCAATAAATAGTCGGGGTTATATTCCATAATAAACTCTATATCTCGCGCCGGAGAGTATGGAGTAAATTTCACATGGAATTTAACGATCCCATCCATCAACGCCGTCGTCGGATTTTCAGCCTGATTAAATTCGACCTTACCGCCAGCAATGTCCTGATTCCCGGTAAGACCGTTAAACCAGATATTAGCGCTGGTAACGACTGACTCAATAAGCCGTCGGTTAGCAGGGTCATCTATTTTTGACCAGTGTGTCAAAATTAGCGTATTCCCTGTCCAGTTAAACATTCGGCGCCCGACACGAAACGCGTCTTTCGGGTCTGTATTTTTTGGATAAATTGCGGTGCGGTTTCCCCAGGATTTCCAGCCATCAAAATTAAGGCTGGTTACGATCCCCTGACCGTTCAGATAGTTGGCCTGACTGTTATTCAACCAAACCTCTGAGCCATCTTTACGAACAGCACCATCCATTTGCAATGTGATATTCGACGGAGAACGTGAAGGAACATCACCGTTTTTACTGTCCATCAGACATGTTGCAGCTGCCAGATGAGTGGAGTGGTAATAAATGGTGTCTCCCAGCTTCACCATCGGCCAACATACAGTCTGGTTCGCGGCGAGCTGGTTATTGTTCTGCTTCCATTCCGGTACCGCTGAGTAATCACTGATTATCGCCGTATCGGTTGGGGCGTCAGTTAACGCTTCAGCTTTAAACAGCTCGCTTATCATCGCGGATTTAGTCGCCATTAACTGGCCAACTTCACTGTCCGTACTAAATCCAGGCGCAATCACCTGGCCGGGAACCAGTTTAAAGCGCGGGTAAACGTCAGCAAGCAGCTCAAGGCCGGTACTTAACTTAGTGTTAAGATCAACACCGCCGATAATGTCATCTTTGGTCACTGCATCAGGATCAAGGTGTGTATAACTTACGGTTAGCGCTGCATCTTTATCCTTGATAGCCCCACCAGTGATTGCGGTAATGACCGTATACCCATCGTCATCAAGAGCAAGAATATAGTCGGTATCAACAACAAGAACGGCCGCATCGGGCGCAGCACTTTTTACAACAACAGAGTCGTGGAGAACCCCATCCTTAGCCAGTGTTGCCTTACCGCCTGAAAGTTTGACGGCTTCATCGACAACGTCTGCTTTGTGTTTTGCCGGGTCCAGTACATTGATAAACACAACCGGAGCCACGCCATAGATACCAAAAGCGACCTTAATCACTTCGCTCAAAGTATATTTTTCAAAGTTAGTGCTGAAACCTATCTTTGAAACGGCTTCGGAATAGGTGTATGCAATAACCGGTTTATTAACCGCAGATGATGGATTATCAAGCTGGTTTACTGGAGAAGTACCAAACGCAACAATTAACCCCGCACTAACGTTTACTGGAGGTGTAATTGAAGTAGGTATTTCAGATGTATAAATACCGTGACGGTAGCCCATTAATTAATCTCCTTCATCGCTGCAAAAACACGCGAATACATCACAGCTTCAACACTGGTTTTATCGCTAAGCCGCTTTTCTGCATCAGCAAAATCAGCAGTAGTAACAAAGAGTTGTTTAGCACCTGGAATAACGCTTATCAGCTTTTCACACTCCACCGACAAACCATTCCGATATATTCTGTGCTTCAGCAATGAAATTTGAGGAATTGTTGGCCCGATATAAATTAATGTCGGGATATTTTCTTTTTTTGGCGTAGCCGCGCCCGCCGCTTTCGCGGTTTTTTTCTCAGTAGTCATTAGAGATCGTCCTGAAATTGAGTATTTTGAGGTTTAATTACTGACCAGGAACCAATCGCCTCCATTACCCAAAAAGGATATGGCTGATCATCGAACAACTTCCAGTGGATATCGTTCTGAAATTCATACTGCATATCCAGAACAGGGTTTTCCTGAAAATCCTTAGCCATTCGGCCAAGAACAATCATTAACCATTCATATCCGGTTGGATCTTCACAAAAACCACCCAGCAGGAATTTCACCCGAACAGTATCCATGTCAGGCTGCATTCCCCCTTCTGTAGGTCGGATAATAATGTGAGGAAACTCTGGAGGTTTATTTGGGTCTGGGGCTGATTTTGGTGGTAAAAAACCTTTGAAGATAGTGGGAACATACAACTTAACGTCTGTATCCCTCTCATCCTCTGAAGGCCCTGTATCAACAGGTTAGGGCAAATCTCTTTCTCTAACCGACTTTTTATTGCATCAATCAACAGATTGCTCAAATTGGCATACCTCTGTTCGTATTGATAGTCAGAGTTATTTCTAACACCCCTGAATTATCTGCGGCCTCATTCACAACATAGCTACGACCGTTAATAACCATTAATTGGTCCTTAACAGGAACGTGAGCAAAATCATTACGCGAAGCAAATAGCGTTATTTGCCCCTGATTTACACCCTCAGCAAACTCAGCATATGAGCGCTTATTACGTTCGTGAACGAGGTCTGTATCCAGAACGGCAAGGATGTCCTTGCCGTCAATGTTGTAGATGTCAGCAAACTCTTTCTCATTCATAAATACCGCAGAAATATCCTGCGCCATTATCTCTTTAAAAGAGTTCATCGAATGTTACGCCTTTGATTTTTTTTCCTTCGCAGAAGCCTTAGCCTGGTCCTTTTCTGGCTTTATGCCTTCCTCTGCAACGCTATCGGAAGAATTGGTGTTATCTCCACCAGAAACACCTGTACTGATATTCGTGTTAGCGATATCTGTATCGATCTCGCTAACATTGAAAATACAAGTGCCAGCCTCTTCCGCACTGATTAGCCCCTCATCAACAGCATCATTTACTGCAGCAGCATAACCATGCCGATAACCCCGCTTGAATGCCATTTCAAACGCTTCAGCAGCGTTCTCAGCGTTTTTTCCGTTATCAGTGAGGGGTTCGTCGCCATCAGTCGCTTTAGCGTGACCTGAAGCGATTAGCTCAGCAATTTTTGATTCTGGCAAAACCCCATCAAGCAAACGGCCCGCTTTAAGCGAGCCGTATTGACGGGTATCGATGTTTTTAACTAAACGGGCCATTTACACCACCTTAGCAACCAGATAAGCATCCGCCACGCCGGGGTTAGGCAACGGCGCGGACTTCATCGCGACAAAACGCCCTTCTGGTTTTCGGCTTACCCAGGTATCGGGAACACGAGGTGATTCCACCAGCGTGAAGCTTTTTTCCGCTTCATCGGCCAGTACAACCGCCCCATAGAGCATTTCACCGCGTCCCGGCGCACCGAGAAGAATTTTATCTTCAGGTACCAACGGTTCTGTTTTTCCGCTTACGTCGTTGTAAACCAGTTCATCGTAGCCATAGAAATCAACGCCTTCGATGGTACCGTAAAATGTAACGCCCTCTTCCAGATCTTTAGGCTTAATCTTACCTAACTCCTTACGGCGGTTATCCAGGTACTTACTGATAGCTTCGTTTGCAACGAAGGCATCAACAACTTTAGCCCCCATGACTGCAACGCGCGGGGTAAAACCAGATGTTAATGACACCTTACGCTTCCAGTTGCGCACATTGACCAGTGGATCAGATGCAGCCGATGTCCAGAGGTCATCACCAGTCAGTTCAAGATACGGTTTATCAGCATCATTATCCGGCCAGAAATATACTGTTTCTTCTACACCAGTACCGACGATTTCAACCATACCGCTGAAAAGAACCTGAGAACACATCCATTCTTCGCGACGGTTGACCATATCATCCAGTTCAACCAGATCTTTACCTAATTGCTCAGCGGCGCGTTCCTGTGGCGATTTAGAGTTATAGATATTCTCACCTGGCAGGCGATTAAGAAGATGCTCTGCAGTAGTAACTAAATCAGGTGCAACGAGCGGTGGCCGTAACGTTTTTGTTTCAAAACCGTGGCGCTCAACCGTTTTTGAGCCATACCCTTTACCAACAAATGGCGCCATAGTGCGACCACCGCGAACAAAGTCGAGATCCACTTTTTCAGTGTTGAAGGTCGAAATACCAGGAAAAAATGTACGCAGAAGGAAGCGGCGTGGTTCAAAGTTCTGTATGACCGGCTCCAGCATCGTGCGACGTTCAAAAATATCAATATTTGGCATGTTTATTCAGCTCCTTCAGGCCACAGGGTTAGGCATAGCATCGTTGAGGAATAAACCGACCTTACGGCAGGCCAGATATACATCAGCAACCTTTACACCAGCTGGCAGAATCACTTTGCGACTATTGAATACTCCGGTCGCCCAAGCAGTTCCACGACATGCTTTTTTAGAAGCATCGATACGATGCTGTGCAATACAGAACGGTAATTTTTCTTCCGCATTCGCACTGGTCAGGTCAATCGCTGCAACCGTAACTACGTTGGTTGCAGGATCAATACTGACGAAGGAAAGCAACGTGCCGCGCTCAATAACACCGCTGGCTACATTGATATTGACTGGTACAGCTGGCATGGCGCCAGATTTAACCAGGTTGTCTGGTTCATGAGTAAAAGTTTCCTGCATGTCCTACCCCTCAACGCTTGTTACGATTTTGAAATGCCGAACCAATGCTGTTTTTCACTGCTTCAACCTCTTGCTCACCCTTATTCTGTGGTGCCCGGGTATCAACGGCTTTTTTCAGCGGATCGGCATCATCCATTCTGTTCTGCAGATACGCGGCATTACGGCCGCGCTCCGCGTTCATAATTTCCAGAGCCAATGCTTCAGCAGATACCCCTGTTTCGAATTTGGCTTTGTTGACCAATTCGTCATGCCCGGGAATAACTGAATCCTCAATTTGCTTAATTCGCTCACGTTCGGCCTTCACACCGTCATCTTTACCTGCATTGAATACCTGGTTATATAAATCAGGATGTTTGTTTTTCAGGGTTTCGAGATCCACGATCTCCTCCTCGTTATGCGCGGTCGGCACCGCAGATTGTTTGTTATCTGGTACTGTTAATTTGGCGAGTGAATCAGGTAGGTGAGCAAAGCGGGAAGCGTCAAAGCTCATACCATTCAGGGAGAAAACGCCGTTGTTAAGAGATGCGGCCAGGCGCATTGGCTGTTCCACTTCATCGGCAAAGCCCAGCTCAACAGCTTCATCGGCACTGAACCAGGTTTCGGCGTCCATCAACTCAATAAGTTTTTCGTCAGAAAGCCCCGTTTTTTCACGATAAGCGGCCAGGATGCTATTTCTGACTTTATCCATCATTTCAGCGATGCTACGAAGCTCTTCTGAGTCACCAGCGGCAAACGTCCACGGGTTATGGATCATCATCATTGCGTTAGCCGGTATGATGATTTTATCCCCGGCCATCGCAATGATGGTTGCGGCCGATGCAGCTATACCATCGATATAGACGGTGACATTAGCCGGGTGACGCTTCAGGGAAGAGAGTATCGCTTGCGCGGTAAAAACTGAGCCGCCATAGCTGTTGATGCGGACAACAATGGTTTTAGCCGTGATGTCCTTCAGTTGCTTAACGACTTCAGCGGAAGAAATATCATCCCATTCCCCGATATAGCCGTAGAGTTGTATTTCAGCCGGGGTATCATCTTCCCCCGCTGAGTTTTTGATATTCCACCAGTTAGACATTTAGTTCCTCTTCATCAGGTTTTTCAGGTACATCAGGCGTACTAGCCAGCTTCAGATCTCGTCGCGTAGCTTCTTCTCTTCCGCTAATCTGCGCGGCCTCTTCCCAGTTCAAACCGGACATTTCAGCGGCTTCTTTCTCTCGTGTAGAGAACGTTTCTTCTACACGCATTTTCGCCGCCTTCACTTCCTTCAGAGGATCGAGCTGTCCCTGAGATGGGCCATACCACTGAGCGCCACACCAGGCCGCCTTATATTCAGGCCCATAAAAAAAGCCGGGTGCGATAACCCGGCCTTTCGCCACTGCTTCAGATAACCATTCCTCATAAATGGGCTGGCAGAACGACAACACCATCCACTCTCGCCGCATCCTGAACATCTTCCAGGCTTCCAGAAGAGCTGCACGACTAGCGCTATAGCTGGCTGTGAAGTGTTTAACCAGCAGTTCGTATGGCAATTCAAGCGCAGCACCAATCTGGCGGCAAATAGCCACGACAAAACCATCAAATGCAGTATTAGGTCGCCCAGGATTAGCTGTGTCTACTGACTCCCCATCACCAAGGCTAATGACAGATCCAGACCCCATTTCGATCGTATTTTCATCGTTATTATCGATCTGCTCATATTGAGGAATACCAGCCTCACCTATTGGCCCTTCAGGAGCCTCCGTTTTAACGAATACAGTAAATAACCCAGAAACAACCGCAGCGACCAGCTCCGCATCTGTGTAGCGACCCAACTGCTTCAGCGCTTCAATAACTGGAGCCAAGACAGGAACACCGCGCCGCTGTCCAGGCCGCTCCCAATCCTGCATGACATGGAGAACATTACGTCGCCCCGTTTTCTTGCCATAAGCCGGTATTCGTTCCCACTTCCTCTGGACAAAGCTGGATGTACTCGCGGGGTGGTGCTTAGCAATCCAGTAAGCAACCGGATCGCCGTATTCACCTAGTTCAATACCGCCATACATATCAGGGATAACAGTGGTATCGGGATTACAAACGCGATCACCTTCTATGAGGTAAACGCACAAATCATAGATAACCCCTTTCCGTTTTATTACAGGAAGCGTGGCAAACACATCACCAGACGACAACGCCGATATCTGGACCAGTGATTGAAGCTGACCAAATGTACACATTCTTGATGCGTCACAGTTCACTGAATCAGCCCATAGACGGAACTCACGCTCCGTATTCTTTTCCCATAATCTCGCTTCTTCCGGTGACAAGCCCAGAAACTCAGCATCGATGTTAGCGTTGAGCTTTAGCCCTGAACCAACAACATTAGTTCGGATCGTTTTTATGGCTCCTGTCGCAAGAGGATTACCCATAAAAAGATCACGCGAACGTTCCCGCAATATATTCAGTGGCTTAACGATATCGTCATCCGGCGAGCCAGCTCGACTAAACCAGCCGCGCATTGATTTCTTATGCGTACTTGCACCGTGGCGGTCGTAACCTAAATTATTAATGGCTTCCAGTTTCTTCCTTGCCACAGCCCTGTTTAGCGCTCTTTGAGGTGAAAACGGTGCAATGACCTTATCCAGAATGTTCATAAATCTCTCACTACAACGCGTTTAACACGCGGTCCGCGGCGAGTACCGGCAGTCATCCGCTCGACCTCATTACGCCAGAAGTCAAGCTGCTCTCTCACTTCTGAAAGATCCGCTCTGTTTAACTGCCTTGTTCCCAACTTATAGGACTGTCCACCGATTGCGATAGCCCGGTATGCCTCTTTCCAGACCGACAGCATTTCTTGAGCTTCAGTTAGCGAAATGGCCTCATAACTCATTGATATTTCTCCTATGCGGTAACTCCGCGACTTCTGACTCGTCGCCGTTTTTTTTGCGTGCTTTGCTGTTGCTGTTGAACATAGACGTTTCCTCGTTGTTCCTGCTCGGCAAGCCAGTCAAAGTTGGGGTTTAGTATTTCCATCGCCGCAGACGCATAGTTACGGCAGTCGAGTGGCTCATTTCGGTTGTAAATCTTTTCCCATTTCTCTTTTGTCTGACCATTTTTGTATTCAAAGACCTTCTTCTCTGAGAGCAAACCTTTGAAGTATTCAGTGTCATACCCTCGCTCTGAATCGACCGGGAAGTGCATATAACCGGGGCCTGGGTCGTGAAGTTTGATGCGAGCGATAATAGTGCCTTTCCCATCATCCACGCCGAGATTGAACAGCATTGCACCAATGCGATTGTTATTATTCGGTTTGCCAATGAATGGCAGCCCCACACCGCCGCGCCCTCTAATTGAGTAAATTCGACGAGATTCGCGAGATTTTGTGAACCGGTAAGTTTCTGTTGTGAAGTGACCGCCGGAGTCAACACATGCAGCGGCTATCGACAGGCGCTGGCCGTCACGGAATTGCCACGACCGGAGAAGAAACTCATCCAGCTGCTGCCAGACAGCAGATTGAGCAGGGTCCCCCATGAATATTTTGTATTCAATCCCCCAGGATTCTTTGCCTTTCCCCCATCCCACAACTTCAGCGACCAGATAACTATCCTGCACATCAACACCCGCGGTCAGAAGCAATACGCCGTCAGGTAAAAAATCCTCATACCGAACACGACGCTGCAGAAGATACTCATGGTCAATTTCTTCTTTCGCGTCCTCTTTCCACGGTTCACCCAACTTCAGGTTGATGAATTCCATTAAGCCGTTTTTATCGCGGTTTTTTGTCGCTTCGGCGAACTCAGCTACGAGCTCAGACAATGCTACCCACGGAGAATAAAGACTGCTGATATGGAACCCAACAATACCTTTTATTTCGGGGTGCTCCGGGATCCAGACCCCTTTAGCCAGCCAGTCAACATCTGGCTTCCCTGGTCCACGGATAACATCGCCGCACTCACGACATTCGTAGCGAGCCGTTTCAGGCAACGCTTCCCCCATGTCGTTCTTATCCCATTTCACTTGCGACCATTTCAGTACCTGCATAGCCCCGCAGCAGGGGCAAGGCACATGGTAATAACGCTGATCCGAGAGCTTGAACCACTTATGAATGTGGCTCGTTTTTTCTAACACAGGGGTAGAAACAAACACTTTTTTGCGGTTATGGAAGTTTGTCGTTCGTTGAATACCCAGCTTTAATGGATCGCCTTCCTGCGTCACACCGTAACGGTCGATTTCATCAGCTAACAATATTCGAATTGGACGGGAAGCAAGACCAGCTGGCGAGTTAGCGCCAACCAGCGCCACATACCCCCCCGCATAGTGTTTCATACGGATCGTAGTGCTGGACTTTTTAGCCGCGCCACGACCTTCTTTCCCTTCACGGAGCTTATTCTTTAATCCCGGAGAATACTTAAAGGTGGGATCGATACGCTCTTTCGAAAAGGCTTCAGCTGCTTCAACTGTCGGGTAAATCATCAGCTGTGGTGAGGGTTCCTGATCGGTAAAATACCCCATCACGTTGAGCTGCATTTCTGACTTACCAATCTGCGAACTACACTGCATGACTACCGTTTCAGTATCAGCATCGCCAATAACATCCATCGGTTCACGCAGGTAAGGTACTCGACTGGTGCGCCACGGCCCCGGCTCGGGAGAAGTTCCCGGCGCCACATGACGATATTTATCGGCCCACTCAGAAACGGTTAGCCGTGATTTTGGGCGAAGCGCACGGAAAAACGCGGTGCTCCATACTGTTTCGCCCATGCGGTTTATTCTTCCTGCTTAATAAATCGGGATTCCTGAAGCGCCTGAAGCGCAAAATTAATCTCATCCTCAATGATGCGTTCAATCTCCCTTGCCGTTTTTCCCTCACAGCGCGGGGCGGCACGGGGAGCAATACTAAACAACCGACTTCTCAACTCGTTTGCAGCGAGAAAAGCATCATCAGCAACGGTATCTTTAGCTATAAGCGATCCTTCTTTTTCTTCGTACTCCAGCTTTTTTAATTTCGCCTGATAAACCTTTTCTGCGGTCTTGGCCTTATTGAACTGTGCAGCGAAGGCAGTCGCACCACCAGCTAATCCAGCATCATCACCGGGTAGTTCAGGCTCGGTTGATCTGTGGCCTTTTTTACCGTTAATGGCTGAGGCTTCCCGGCCAACCTGTTTACTCGCCTCATACGCAGTACTGGCTGTATTAAAATCCAGTTTTCCGCTTTTCAGTACAGGTATCCGGCCAGACGCACATAACTTTGTGACCATCGCCGGAGAGATGCCTTTTCGCCTCGCAAATTCTGACTTACTGACGATGGCCATCACTGGCACCTGTCAGCGAGGTATTTCACAAACCCTTCATGGGTCTCATGCGCATCGTGGTACTGGCGGTATACATCCAGTAACAGCGCAATCTCTGTATCAGTTGCCGGGATACGGTCTTTATCAATGGTGAGATACTTAATCTGAACGATCGGCGGTGCGTCATCTTCCTCAGATGGGGGAGGCTCAACATTTAACATATCGTCAATCTCAGAATCGCTAAATCCGAGTAACTCAATGTCAAAATCGCTATCAACCAGCTCACTGACTTCTTCGGCAAGCAGCTGCATATCCCATCCGGCATTTAATGCCAGCTTGTTATCAGCAATGCGATAGGCTTTTTTTTTGCTTTGGTGTAAGACCCGTTAGCCTGATGACAGGTATCTTCTCTATCTCCAGAACTTCAGCAGCAGTCAGACGTCTATGCCCCGCAATAATTTCATTGTCCTCGTCGATCAGCACCGGGTTCGTAAATCCAAACTCCCGGATGCTGTTGACGATTTGATCCACCTGCTCATCAGAGTGAGTTCGTGAATTTTTAGCGTAACGAAGCAGTTTGCCACGCGGCAAATATTCGATTTTTAGCATCATTTTTTCACCACGATTGTCAGTCGGTAAAAGAAAACCGAGTAACCCAATGAAAACAAAAAGGAAATTAGAGGATCTTTTTACCCATGAAGGGTAAAAGAAAACAACATAATTGTCTGATTTTATTGCATTTTAATGGATAAAAAGGATCTAAATCGATGCAATGAGTAAAAAAAATAGATATAACTGACTGAAAATAAAGAGCTTTGTTTAATCTTTTGTTTTTAAGGTTAAAAAAACAGATGTAACTCGATGATATTTAAGATAAATAACCATCTTCTTTTTACCATTAACAAACCAGCTAAAAACACTATTTTCCTTCTATAAATCAATCAGATAATTCAATTCTTTTTACCGTTCACTTTTAACCTAACTTTTCCGGCGTTCAGCTAGTCGATTCTCGGGGTTCGAATGACCCGCATTCAACGCTCTTGGCCAGAAGGACCCAAAGGGGTTGGCAGGTGATCACACAGGCTGTCAGCCAGCCCCTCAGATCCAGCCGCAGCACGCCGCACACGCGGCGAATATTAGTCGAACTTCTTAGCAAGTAACTCATCAATAGCCTTTGCAATCTCATCAGTGAAGGCCGCTTCACCAGCCCGCAGAGCAACACCATGCCAGTCAAGCCGTTGCGAATAGTTAGGTCGTTGAATGAATGTAAGGATCAGCGTAGGACGCCGCCCAACGCGCTGCCACACGCCAGGCTGTAGCGGGTTACTCGTACCAGGACGAATAACAAAGAACTCCGTAGGCTTGCCCTGACGGCGGTTCTGATGCACATCGCGCTGCACACGTAGACCGGACAGCACTTGCTGCAATTGCCCCCGGTTAATATTCCCGTATTTATCCCGCTTTGCGCCGGGGCCAGGGGCAACCTGCCAGCCGCTCGGCAGATAACCACCAGCCCTCAATGCACCTTCAGAGCGCTTATATTGGCGCTCTCCCCCTTCAATCTGCGGCGTTAGCGTAGTTGGCGCAGGTGTACCGCCCCACTCCCGAGCATAAACAACAGCTTTGGGATTGTTTTTTTTAGCGGCCAGAATATATGTTGAGTTCAAAATCCACGGCGTCGGGTTGTCGAACATACGGCCGATTTCATCCTTCAGTGCCATCTGCGCCGCCTTAGCTGTTCTGGTTGCCGTAAGTGCCATCGCAAACGGTATTTCATGTTCTTCCAGGCGTATGAGCTGGCGCTGAATGACCTGAGCGTCAAAATCCAACTTAACTTCAATATTGTCAGCCACCAGCTCCCCCTGCTTAATCATATGGTCCACGAAGTACAGACGCCTTTTAGCACTCACGGCCTGAGGCTCATGTTATCTTTGAGGATGTCGAGTACATCCGTCTGGTCTATCTTAACGAGACGATTCAGGATGTATGTCGCATTTATGCCAATCAGATCATTGCGTTGCGCTTTGAGTTCAGCAATTCTGGATTGGATGTCAGGTTTTGACATGTTTTCGGACGCGGTACGGTTAGCTGTCTTTGCGCTGTACCCCGCCCGAATATCCGCTTGCGTGGCGTTTAAATCGATGAGGTACTCGCGACAGAACGTCTCTTGTTTGCGGTGAGTGACATTTTTTTATTGCCCGAAGAGTTTTTATGACTATCTATTACACAGTAGACCGTGCTGGTCATCATGGTATGCCAAACCCACTTTCCGCTGGCTTAGTGATTACAGCATCGGAGAGCTTCAACCATTTGCCTCCCAATATTGCTACACATCTGTCAGCATTGCTTCCAGGTGATTATTCTCGTCATGGGAAGCAATATTTGATTGACAACATTGCCATGACTAATCACGCAGGACATCCAATGGAGATAATACTCGAGTTGATTAGACAAAGAGATTATCCAACCAAGCCATCAAGGTTACAGTCTGCCTTTGGTTGCTTATCCTTATCAGATGCAGATTCTTTCAGAAAGCTAGACAACAGATTTTCCAGCGCTCCTATTTTTGAGATTTCGCCATTAAATCAGCAAGCTCATGTTGCTGATATGCACTTGTTGAGTATCGCTTGCCCAGCTCATGAATATCTCAATAAATGTCATCTTTATTGGCGGGGATTGCCTGGGCAAAACCCTTTTTGGGAGGCAGTTATTCCATTACCTGCAACAGTAGGAAATCAAGTGGCTTGAAAGAGAACGGGCTAGGGATGCTTTTCAATAGACTCGCAGTCCGGTTTTGCCATGATTATGTTCCCTGTAATTAACCATTATCGCAGTCTTTCACGAAGGGCTGCTGTAATGCCTGATCTCACCTACTGCGTAACCGTATTATCAGTACCACTACCGAGGATATCAGTCAACGCGGTATCGACAGCGGTGTCAATCTGCTGATCCAGAGTGGATTTAATCTGCGTTTTAACTGCGATGGTAACAACGTCTGATTTGAGGACGTTTTTCACCATGTCGTCGATGACGATATCTTTCATATCCGGCACTTCTCTTTGCTCCGTATGGACGAGGCTTTTCAGCCACTGGGTTATTTTCATGAGGTGTGCCAGTTTTTAACGTCTGGTTACGCTGCGTTGATACATGAGATCTTTTTCTTGAGTACCATGGTATGTGACATACGTCCGTATATCCCCTTATAGGACATTTTGTGCTCTTTATGACACCCCGCAAGCCGGAACCGTAACCGTCCTGCGGGAATTTTTTATTTGCACTGCGTCCGGATGTACTCCTGCAAATACTTCAGTTTTTCCTGATCGCTGATGATTCCGGCGCGGATATCGAGAACGTTTTGTCCAGCAACTGGAGAGAGTTCGACGGTGGCAGCATTGCCCACGCGGCGGGTACTGGCGGTTTTGGTTGTGGTTGGCACTGTACAGCATCCTTCGACACGCACCCGGCCACCAGCAGCAAGACGGCGCTGCAAATCAGTATTCCTGTTTTGTGCATCAGCTAGTTCCTTTGTGTATTTTGCATCGAGGGCGGCAACGTCACGCTGGCGCTTCGTCATGTCGGTAATTGTCTCGTTCGCCAGCTTCAGGTTGTGAGTAGCAGTATCACGCTGGTACTTGTAAATGATAGCGTTATTGCGGTAGTGGTTTGCCAGCCGACCGGCAACAATTAGCGAGACGAGCAACAGGCCAAGAAACATCGTTTTCCAGTTAAACATCATGACAGGAACAGAGCACGCTCCGCCTCACGCCGACGGGTAAGCCCGTTCAGTACTTTGCCACCAGCCTTATTCCAGCGCAGGAACTCATCAGCGGCGCCAGCGTAATCACCAGCGTTTAGCTTCCGCAGCAGAGTTGATGTGGATAATGTCCGGGCGCCGAGGTTGTACGCGAACGACACCAGCGCATCAAACTGGCCTTGCGTCAACTTGACCTTAACCAGTTTGGACACATCATTTTCATAACCGACTAAACCAGTTTTAAGCAAACGCTCGGCAGTAGCCTCGTCAATCATCATTCCGGGCTTAACTGGCTTACCGTCAACAGAGTGGGTCCAGCCATAACCAATCGTCCAGGGATCTCCCCCCGTTCCCGGGTCCGGATAAGCTGTCAGGCTACAACCTTCAAACTCTTTGATTAGGGTAATGCCTTTTTCACTGATTCTCATCATTAACCCCTGCACGTTTTTTGAGTGCGCTAATTGCGATTTCGCGCAGCTTGTCCACACCGACAAAGCCAATAATTCCGCCAACGAAAGGCGAAATGGAAACCGGCAGGCCTACCACATCAAGCGCACTGGTGACACATAAGGAAAGAGCGCCACACAGGACGCCCTCAAGCCATTTATTTTTACGGGTGGCGCCGTCGTATATCAGTCGGCCGTAGGCAATGAGTCCGGCCATTAACGCCCCAAGTATCTGGGGCCACGCATTTTTGAGTCCGGTCAAAACCGCAGCCCAGAATTCAGGAGTCTTGTCATTCATTTTCATAAGCCTCACCTCCGATGATTTCGGATGGTAACTGGAGTGAGTGAAATGGTTGGGTTGCAGGGTTTAATATCTTGTAAAACAGGATTGCCTGTGGTTGCAGAATCTGAAAGTAAAATCACGCAGAGTACAATTTTAATGGAGGTGAGGCACAAATACTGCAAATTTAGCTTTTAGCTTAATTGATTACGTGCTGAGTGAATTCTGTTTGACAAAAACATGCTATTTATAGAATGTTAATTCCATGTAATAAAAAGGATGTGTAACTCATCATGCCAACGGGAATTAAACCAATATTTATCAATAATATGATGTCAACATATGGATTATCCCATCCTCATGACAGCAAGGTATTTCCAGACCTTCCAGAACACCAAGATAATCCTTCTCAATTACGCCTCCAACATGATGGTCTTGCTACCGATGATAAAGCCAGGCTGGAACCAATGTGTCTTGCTGAATACCTTATCTCTGGACCAGGAGGAATGGACCCTGATATCGAAATTGATGATGATACCTATGATGAATGCCGTGAGGTGCTATCACGCATACTTGAAGATGCATACACTCAAAGCGGGACATTCCGCAGACTGATGAATTATGCCTACGACCAGGAATTGCATGATGTAGAACAACGCTGGTTGCTGGGAGCCGGAGAAAACTTTGGTACTACCGTAACTGATGAAGACCTGGAGAGTTCAGAAGGCAGAAAAGTGATTGCCCTCAACCTGGATGATACAGACGACGATTCAATACCAGAGTGTTATGAAAGTAATGATGGCCCACAACCATTTGATACAACACGCTCATTTATTCATGAAGTAGTACACGCGTTGACTCACCTTCAGGACAAAGAAGATAACAATCCAAGAGGCCCGGTAGTCGAGTATACCAATATCATTTTAAAAGAGATGGGTCACACATCACCACCAAGAATCGCCTACGAATCTAGTAATTGACACTCATCAAAAAATGCAAAATCCCACGATGCTACAACACAGTAACCAGTTCAGGTCAGCAGTCCATAGACACTGGCTCCTGTCAGGATGCCACCTGCTAACCCAGTACCGGAAATCAGATCGGACATTCATCCCCCTCTGGTTGTGTGGGTCCTCTCAGTTATGAGGGGAAATAAAAAAGGCCGCCGAATGGCAGCCTCAAATGGAATATGTATTAAATTGGAGGTTCTAACGGTCCCGCCAGAATCTCAGCCTCTCCGTTGTGACAAATGTCATCGCCCTGCGTCAGATGCCAGACACCAATAATAGTCTGACCAGTTTCCAGGTCCTCGGTTACGCCGTGGGTGTAGTAAGCAACCTGAACCCTGCCGTTGTGCTGTATCCAGTAGAAGCCTTCTTTCAT